CACCATCTAATTTATAATAATCAGTAAGTGAATTATCCCCAAAAATATCTACTGTATCTATTGTACTTGCAGTCGTTCCTGTATCATTAGCATCCTCATCTAACTCATATAAAGCAACACCTGAACTATCTCCAAATATATCAGTAGTTGATTTAGTACTACTTGCGTAGGTTTCTCCATATAGAGTAGTTACTTCAGAAGAAGATAATGCTTTGTTAAAGATTCTTACTTGGTCTATTTTTCCGTTCCAAGCGGTAGAAGCGGCATCTACTCTTCCGATTCGTATAATGTTTTGAGAAGTCGGAGAATGGTTTGTTGTGCTTGGGGGTGTATAAAGAACTCCATTTATAATAGCTTGTATTGTATTAGCTGAACTGTCATATACCATTCCAATATGATACCAAGTATTTATTGAAAAAGAAAAGGGTACAGAACCATATTTCGTAGGACCGTGTATAACTATTTGAGAACTTGTTAACCAAATGTTTCCGTTGTTTGTATTTGCAGACCCATTCATACCTCCAATCGGAGTAGGATATTGATTATAAGAAGATGCATTAACCCACATTGACCAACTAAAACTTGTGTTCCCGTGAGAATATGGAATATCTATATAACTACTACTCCCATTAAAAGCAGCACCCTTTCTAATATACCCTGTTATCTTTTGTGTCGAGCCATTACCAGTGTAAGTAACGGTCTCGAAGTTCTGTAAAGGGTCGAATGGTGCAGGTGCAGCCGAAGAGGCTACAATACCTCCTGTTGTAAAGAATTTTTTATTAAAAGCCATTTAGTCAAGGTTTGGTAAAGAATAAGAAACTACCGCTTTCTTTGTACTCAAAGCATTAATCTCATCTTCTTTGGTTGCACACTCAGTTCTTAATGCTGCTCTCGCATCTATAATATCTTGAGGTGCAGCAATACCTTCTTGCGCTCTAATAATGTACCAATCTGTTTCAGATAGTTTTCTACCGTAGAGACTTTTTAGGTTTGCAACCTTTGCCTCTTTTAACTCAGATACTGTTTGACTCCAAGTCTTATCAATAACAGGGTAAGTGAACACACTTGCTTCACTGTCCCATTCAAGATCTCCTAACTTTTGAGTTGCTGAATCATAGCTTGGACTTACAACATCGTAGAATCCTGCATCCTCCCATTCAGTGGGTGATAAAGTATCAAAACCTCCGATCACATTACCCCACGCTTTAGGGATTGTAGTATATCGTTTTATTGCTCCGTCTATTTGTATTGCTTTCATATCTTATTATTATACTGTTGTGCTTGAAGTAAATGGTGCTACTGCATAGTGATAAACTTTTGCACCTGCTGAATCGTCTGTACAAATAATTTGTATTACGTTATTTGTTGAGCCATCATAGTTTGTGCTACCTACTTTGTTAAATGTAGAACCTGTTTCTGCTAAAGTAATAGCAAAGTTTCCATTTAAAATAATATCTACTACTTGACCTTGTTGAGCATTACTCATTGTTAGGGTAGCTGCATTATCTGCTGTTGCTGTAAAAGTTGCTGCTGAATCAAAGTTGATTGCAAAAGCCGAACCTGTACCTAGAGCTGATAATGCTGTGTAAGAGTTAGCTAATTGCTGATGATCTACACCATCATCTTTAATCCTTACTTGACCAGTTCCATCAGTTGCAGATAGTTCAATGGTAGAATCATCAACAGTAACTTCAACTTCATCAGAAGCCACAGTAATACCATCTCCACCAATTACATTTAAAGTAGCATCTCCTGTATCTAGTGAAGACCCTGTTAATCCATCACCTGCAATGATACTAGTGATATCCCCATCAAGATAAGGAGCTAAATCCACTGTATCAGTACTACCATCTGGTTTTGTTAAGGTAAGAGTGTTTGTTGCTAAAGTCAAATCTGGTTTAACGTATAACTCATCGAAGTTATCATTAACCATTTTAAATGCATCAGCTAATGGTGTTCCCGAACCTGAATCTTTAGCTACTGCAGGATATGTTACTATCGTTTGTTTTCCCATTTTGTTTTATTTATAATTCCGTTTTATCTGCTGTATATTGTGTTGTATCTGCTGTAAATTGTGTTGTATCTGCTGTAAATGGGTCAGTTATGGACCAACAAGTAGGTGCAGAAAAATCAGGTACGTATTTAGTGCTCCAAGTTGTATCTGCTCCCCAAGCAGAATTAGTCAACATATCGCAGTACACTTTCCCCCAATTTATGTTATTTGCCATTTCTCTTTATTAAATAACTATTTAATTTAATTTCGTTTTCCTTTTTAGGTCTGTAAACCTTTTTAGTCTTTTTCTTTAAAGTACCCATCCAGTAAAATTTACATCTCTCTCAGGGTACATACCATCATTTTGATTACTAGTATATTCAGGATATAAGGCACTGTTGTAATTCATATAATCCATAAATCTTTGTGTATAAAACTCAGCAGTCTCATTTGCGTGTGCAGCTAAGGTTCTAATCTCAGACTCATCTACAGACGTAGCATTCTCTGAATTATGCTTGTAAATTCCACCATTAGATATTTGATACGCTGCATAAGGAATATAAGTCGCTTGAGTATGCCAAATAAGCATTGGTTTAATATAATCATTTACTAGTGATTGATAGTTTCCTGATAAAGTTCCTGCAATGACATCAGCCTGTAATTTATCATACAACTTAGTGCCTAAATAGGTTTGAATCTCTGTATCTTGAGCCACCTCAACAAATTGAATTAATTTGTCAGCATCAAGGTTTCCATCGAATATTGATTTTCTTTTTAACTCTTTTAATGTTATAAATAATGCTTTCATATTATTCCTCTTCGTTAGGTTCTAATTCTTCAGATTCAACCTCTATGTTTAATAATTCAACCTCTTCTTTTTGACTAGATAATTTTTCCCCAGTCTCTTCCTCTCTTTTGATTTTAGTAGCAATATTATCAAGCTCTGTAAACTCAATTGGTTGTAGAGTCGTAAAGTACAAGTCAAGCATAATACCATTAAAAGAAAGTAATTCTTTAAAGGCATCTATGAGTAAAGTCTGGAATGGTCTAATAACAATATTATCCATAAGGATAGATGCAGTTCTAAGCTCTTCAGCGTTATTACCAAATCCTGTATTGTCTTTAATACCTAGCAATATGGGTGATACAACACCGTGACCAATCATAATCTTCTCTCTACTCTCTTTAGCAAGGAAGTCATATTGAGCGTGTGCATCAGGTAAATGAATGGGTTCAACTGTAGACTGATCTTCTGAGCTTTCATTAAATGCTAGTATAAATCTACCTGCATTAGAAGACCCACTGAATTTATCATATATCTTTCTCTCAATTCTCTCTTGAATTTCATCCGAAGGAATACCATTATTAAAATTAAGTAATAGAGAAGGTTGTAGTCCATTCTTAATATTGTTGAGGTGATAATTAGACACCTCTTCTTCTAGAGAACAGTACTGTAAACACCCTTGATAATCTACAGGTGAATAATAATAAAACCCTGCTCTATATGGTTTAACGCAATATATCTCGATAGTCTCTGATCTACCACCATTTTTATATGAAGGTATTCTTTTAGGTTTGTCAGATGGCTTTATATTAGCCCAATCTGGGTGATAATAGTACCCCTTAACCTTACCGTCTTTAGCTTTCTCAGCTCTTAGCGTTTCCATAGGGAAGTGATACAATCCAGATATTTCTTTCTTACCTTTTTTGTAAACAACTTGAATAGCAGATTGACCTAACATTTTAAGGTCATTAACCATTCTCTTAACATCACTAGGTCTGAGAACACTCTGCATCTTGCCAAACATCTCAGGCTTCTCTGTTGAGTCCGTTGCGTTTAGTCCTCTACCATAAACCATATCAACAATACCATTGATACATCTTGAGTTTGTAGGACTACCCAAATACCTCTCTATAAGATCAGAGAAATAATCATTGTTATCCCCATATTCAACCCAATCTTTTCGAGCATTCTCTTTTACTGTTGGTACTTCATAGCCAGATAAATTAACCACCCTTAAACTAGGATTCACCTCTTTGGAGGCTTGTATTTTTCTTGCTGATTTTATTGTTCTTCGACTCATATCATTATATATTGTTGCCCTGCTTCATCAGAATCATAGTTATTATATTCATCTGTGTTTAAAGTGTGAGATATTGTAGTATCTGTTTTAGACGTGCAATAAATCTTATCTCTATAAAGTAAAACTTCACCTTGCTTTATCTCTATGGAATAACTGCTATCTTCAGACAGAATACTAAAGGTGCAATCTATGTCTAAGAAATTACCATTAATTACAGAGGTTAGTGAACTTAAAGTCTCTGTTTTTTCTGTTCCGTCTTCTTTTATTACTAACTCTAAATCATTAGCCTCAGTATATTCTCTCGGAATAATACTTATGGTTTGACTATCTGTATTTGGTAATAACCTTATCATATAAGTATAACTATAAAAGGTTGTTTATGTTCAAAAAAAAGAGGGTTACATTTATGCAACCCCCCTTTCAATTATCAAATGAATACTATTAAGAATTAGTTCCCTCAGTAATAGTAACAGTTGCACTACTCATTCCTGCAAATGGATCAGCAGCAGTAGGTGAAGCAATAAAGTTAGCAGGTTCAACTTCCATAGTAGATAAGGTAAGTGTATATCCACTTAAATCTCCCATAGCAGCTCCTGTAACAATTGTTCCTCCAGACACATCAGCTCCGTGCTCAAGACCCATTAGGAATACATTTCCATTATAGTCTTCAACAGCAACGTGAGGTCTTCCATAAGCTAATAACTTAATCTCTTTGTGGTCTTCTTTAGACAACTTCTTCAAGGTTAAGTTTAGCGTTTGCTCAAAGAATGTTGTACCATTCTCTCTTGAAGAGGTTACGTTTTGCTCAAAGCTACTCGCACCTTTCAATTCATATTTGAAAGCAGTGAAAGTTCCTGATAAATCTGTAATTTCATCGTCAGTCTTAGTTACAGTACCTAAATCGCCAAAATCAACGAAATATACTGCTCTAAGACCTCCAACCACATCTTTACAAGGTTCTTTTCTACCTTTTGTTAAATCACAAGCCATATTTTTAGTATTAAAAAAGGGTGAGTAGGCACAAACTTGGCTTACCCACCCTTTAAGTTAATTAATTGTCTATTATTAGTCGTTAGCAGAGTTAGTGATACCGTAAGTTACGATGTCATCAACAATACCATACTGTACACCTGCTGTAAATCTCATTACAACTCTCACGTTTTGAGAGCCATCGATGTCAGCCATATCAATAACTTTAACTTCGTTATGGTCAGATAAAAGACCTGTACCGAAGAAAATGTTAGACTTCTCAGCAGCAATAGCAGTGTTAGCACTTAATCCGTTTGCAACAAAGATTTTAACTCCGTCAAAAGTTAAACTTCCGTTGTTCCACCATTGAGTACCCATAGCGTTTGTACCATTAGCACCTAATCCTGATGTTCCAAATCCACCTAAAGCTCTTACATAAGCTCTAGCAATGTTTTGAGATACATATAGGTTTAAGTCTTCGCTTCCGTAAAGAGTTGAAGGAATAGCATCTACGATAGAACCAAGCTGTGCAATTACATTGGCAGCATCTACAGTTGTACCTGCGATTTCATTTGCCTGTGGCAAAGCAGCATCAGCAGCTAATAAAGTAGATAGTCCATTGAATTGTCCAGATGTAGAAGTGTCCCCAGTCCAGATAGAAGTTTCTGTTCTTTGAGCAACTTTAGCTGCAACGTGTGCAAGTAAGAAGTCAGAGAATTTAGAGGGCATATCGCTGTGAGCTGAATACCCCATAGAAAGAGCTTCCCAATCAGAGATAAAGTCTTTCTTACATAATTGTAAGTTGACTTGTTGCTCTTCTGGCTGAAGGATTCTCTCTTCTAATGTAATTGTAGAAGTAGGATCAAAATCACAAGATGCATCTTTTACGATATCATCTGTAGAAACTTTCTTGATCACCTCTTTTAATTTTACATTTGGCTTAACGGTAATACCACCATTCGAGATAGTAGAACCTTCAAGTAGAGCAGCAGCGATATATTCACCTGCAAACTCACCTGCATAAGTAGTAGAAATTGATGTAGTTGTTGGCATTTTAATTAAATTTAGTTGTTTTTATTATTTGTTTAGTCTAGCTAAAACTCTATCAAGAGTCGTTCTAGGTGCGCTCTGAGAATATAAATGTAAATTCTTATTCTCTGTTGCATTTTCTGGGCTGTGAGTTAAAGGAGCTTCATCAGAAGAAAGTTCTTGGGGAACTTCCTGCTTAGACTCTTCTTTAGCTTCTAACTGACCCATCATTTTTTCAACCATAGCTCTAACTTCCGCTAGTTCTTCTTTGGTCGCATAAGACATTTCAGCTTCTTCAGCCTCAACCTCTTCAGTAGCCTCCACTTCTGGGGCTTCCTCTAGTTGTACCTCGTCTTCTTTTACTTCTTCAGTGTTCGCTTCAAGCTGTACCTCTTCCTGTACTTCCTCTTGCACTTCTTCTTGTGCAATATCTTGAGTTTCCACCTCTTCAGTTGAAGACAAAAGCACGTCCTTTAGTTTAGAAACGATTTCTGTTGCTTTCATAAAAATTGATGTTTATAATTATTACTGATTAAAATTAAACTGTTGTATTTTCAAGTACCGTCACCAGTTATATTACCGATACCTTGAGCCTGTAAAGAGCCATCACAACATTTTTTTGAATATGTTTTACCATCTTTACATAGACAGCCTCTACTACCACCTTTAGGTGAAGAGTAGCTTGGTGTAGCTTTCATTCTCTTTTTCATTAACCTGCGTTTTGTGTACGTTGTATAAAGTAAATAACATCCCATATTAAGGAATCACCACCAACAGAGTTAACTTTTAATTGAACTCCATCAGTTACAAATGTTGCATCTGTGTAATATTGCATCATTATGTTCTCAACGTGTTCTGCACCATTTCCCTTTGGATAAGCAATAGTCCCTGCCACTCTTGATATTTGACCGCTACCCTCTAAATTGTATTCTAAAAATGTTTGATTTGCATTAGCAGCAGATGCTTTAAAAGCTACTGTAAAAATGTAAACATCATTCTCATTAACACCTAAAATCTTTTGAGTAGATGAATTATAAAAATCTATACTTGAATGGCTTCTTACTACGTTTCCGCCATTGTTAGATAATACCACTTCTGTATCTTCTACAAGTGTTAGTTTGTAATTAGAATTATATTCTGTATCGTCATATCTTGCCCAACCTAAATTAGTTGCACCTGTTTGTGGGTATACAATTACATTTTCGTTATTATGACCCATATACAGAGCATTGTCTGTTCGGGTCATTGCTCCATTCTCTATATTTACTGAAGCTACCTCAGCCTCTGTAGTATCTTGAACGTGAACTCTATATGAAGTGTTTTTATTTGTAGGCATTATTTTTTACTAGATTTAGGGTGTTTCTTTGGTAGTAAATCGTAATCAGTTGTGTACTTAGCATTCTGAGGTCTACCATTCTTTAGTAAATAAAGGAAAGCATTGACTCTAGCAAATGCCCACTGTGAAGCAGACTTTACTTGAGGTGATCTACTAGTGTTAAATGCACCCAAACCTCTTTGAAATACACTTGCCAAAGCACCAACGGTTGCACCATAACCTAGCTTTTCTTTATATCTTTCATTAAATTCATCCGCTTTACTCTGAAGTGTAGCCCTGTCCTTAGCAGAAACCTTTGCACCAGTCTTTCCACTAGCATCACCCTTTGCACTACCCTTACCTTTTGGATTGGGATTCTTTGTGTCTGACTTGGGTGCTTTAGGTGAAGACTTAATACCTCCTTTTGGGCCTACTTCAGCAGCTTCTAAACCTTTTAGCTTAGATTCAGTCCAATTAAGCATACTTTTACCGCCCCACAAAAGATAACTGATAGTTCCGCAAGCCTCAGGCTTACTAGGATCATAATATTCAGCAGCTCTACTTAGATAAGAGTAAATCCTCTTCAAAGTTGGTAGGGTGAACTTCTCACCTCGAGCTAATTGCTGTCCACGAACCTTACCTACTTGAGTTGCGCACTTATTACCTAATTCTTTATTCCTTTTGATACCTAACTTAGCATTATTTGATGCAGATTCAGGATATCCTCCATAAGACTCTAACTCCACCTCTTCAGATAGGCTCTCTAAGGCTTCTAGAAGCTCGTATTCAGCGTTTAATTCTTCTAGACACTCAGAACACATTTGCTCAGGTAAAGACTCCTTAGGACGCTCCATTTTGTCTGCAAAATAACCTTCTATAGAAAAGCCTTTTACTTCACCTGCCTTAACTTGATTCCAAATATCATCATTATTAACTTTAACAGAAACCATCCAAGTGCCTACAGGTAAATCAAAGTTGTATTTTCTAGATTTATCTTTAGTTTCATCTTCTATAATCCAAGATTCAACTACAGACATCCCTTCAAGCTCTACATTATGTTCTAAAGTGCTATTATTTTGATTACCCTTCATTAAAAACAGCTCAGAAGCTTTTCTAACGGTATCTTCAGAGAAGAATATGTAATATTCCTCCTCACCACTGTTTCTATATATCTTTTTATTAGGAATTAAGGCTGCACCCATCAAGATTCTCTTCTCTTTATCTACTTCGGCAAGTTTTACTTCCTTATGCTCCTTTAAAGCTATAAAATCCTCCTCTATAGCAGGGTTTTCTACAACTGAGATAGCTTCAATACCGCTAAACTCGTTTTCTTCGTCAATAATAAGTTCTATAATGCGTTCCATATATAATTAACTATTTTGATTGTATTCGTTTTAGATTTAACCTAATGCACTCGTCTCTGTGATAGTTCTATCTAAGCTGTTTGCGTTTTTGATATCTTTATGAACCACAAATGCTCTTAATGGCTTTTCTTGCTGCTCAGAGACGGTTTGAGCTAACTGTGATTCAGGTGATGCACCCACTACATTAAATTCTGGGGCTGAAACATCTACAGAACCACCTGCACGACCTCCACCTTTTAATCTTCCTCCACCAGTTTCATCAACTTTTAATATTTCTCTTACATTACCTAATCCTGCTGCAATAACACCTGCCATTACAATTGGTTTTAAAGGAAAAGGAATATTTTCATCTTTCAAAACGTGTGAAGCTGCCAAAAATGTGTTTATGGTCGCATTTGCAACAGCGAAAGCCTTACCCATAGCGGACTGTTCTCCAAGCATATAAGCCATACCGTCAGTAAAAATAGCCAACGCTTCTAATTCAGTCATATAATTTTCTTGTCTAGCCATACTGTTAGACGTTAAAACCTCAGTAACTAAATCGTCAGTTTCCATCACTTGTAAACCAGAGGCTTCTATTTCACTAGCCACTTTAAATAACCCTTGCTTACCAGTTTGCTCATCTATAAGACCCTGATCTACTATATCTTGCTTTAAAGCATCCTTCCTTCTTTGTAATATTTCCCTTTCTTTCCTGTAATGCTCCCTTATATCTTCTAGTCTATTATCTCTAACTTCCTTTTCATCTACAAAATTTTCTACAAGTGCAGTAAAACCTGCTGTAGCAAAATTACTCCTTAGAGCTGTTATTACAGCTAAATCCTGTCCTTCTCTTTTCCTTAAATCTTCTTGCTCATCAAGTTGTAACTGAAGCTCTTTAACATATATTTCCTCAAGCATAGACTGTTGGGCTGTTGCCTTAGCTAGTCTCTCTAAGGAAAGTATCTTTTTGTCAATCTGCTTTCTAGATTTTTCTGTTAGCTTACCATTTTCACCAACTTGTAAATTAAGGTCTTTATATTTTTTATTTAAAGCAATTACAGACCTATCTAATTCTATGGAGGAAACCCTATTTTCATCTAATAACTCCCTAAATATTTTCAAATCTGTTGCAGCAGCACCTATAGCTTTAGACATTTCATTTACACCTCTAGCTGCCTTTCTAGAGTCCATATCAAATTTCTCTATTAAGGTTATAGCGATTTGAAAAAGAACAATTATTCCCAATGGACCCATAAAAGCATTCTTCAATGCTGTTAACCCTTTCATAAATCCACCTGTTGTACTTATTAATGTTATAAATAAAGTAGATAATTGGGATAAGTTATTGGCAATACCTCTAATTCCATAATTTGCATCAGATATAGTTCTACCAAGTTCAACAATTGTAGCACCTGCTAAACCAGTCTTATCAATCATTGGGTTGAGACCTTCCTTAGTTGTCTTTTTGACTTCAGTACCTAATTTTTTGAAAGCAGTTTCAGCCTTTACAAAACCTTTAGTTAATCCATCAATCTGTACCTTTCCTTTGTCACTTATAACAATCTCATAGGTTAATGTTTTCCTAGTGTTAGCCATTTGCTCTTCGTTTTACAGATTCCTTTAATTCTTTAAATTTGGTAGGTGCTTTATACTTCCCTTTAGCTATGTCTATAAGAGGGTCAACTCCATATAAATCATCTGATTTCAATAAATCTATTACCTGTCTAATCATTCTACTATCTCATTTGAAAATATGTTCAATAATTCTATTTCTGACTTGCCAGTATTAAGATTTATAGTTATAGAATTGATTCTAAAAATCTTATCTTGTATCTGAACTTGGTCATTTAATCTTAGGTTTACAACTATTCTAGTGGGTAGATGCACAGTAACCTTGAACATCCTCTTAGCAGCATTAAATACGCTTTCTATGTAGTTTTTATAGTACACATTAAAGATGGAGTTAGTCTCTTCCCCATAATTCTCATTCTGCCATTCATCAAATTCTTGATCAAAGTTTAGTGAGTACTTAGGTGGAGTCCCTACGGATATTTCCCCTAGCCCTTCATTAAAGAATGTTGGTGTTCCATCATCATAACTGTTTGAAGGTCTCCAATATGTATCTATACCTGTTGGTGTCTGAGTTGATATCCAATTTATTTTTTTAGTAGAACTTGTCCCTTCTGATATTGCATAAAATATTAAAGGAGCTATTGTTGTTCTGTCATAATCACCAGTTGGAACTTCTGGCTCTATAGCATCCTCATTTTCAGCATTAAACTCCCCAGTAGCACAATACCCCCATTGAATACTTGTATCAGCAGTTTGACCTTGAGGTATATTCTCCCCTAAATCATAAAGTCTTTCATATTTCATATGAGAGAATGGAAGTTTTATTTCATACTTACCTCCCCTATCTATATAGATACCCTCTTTACTTTTTATTAAATCCCTTACATTATATTCTGAATCGCCAAAAACCTCATTAAATCTAGCGAAGTGATTCTCCATCAAAACAACATCTGTTTGTTGGTATTCAAATTTAATGTCAGTATATGGCAAAACAGAGTCTACCGTATGTTCTTTTATGTCTAAATAATCATCAATATCAATAAGACCTCCAAGTGGGTTATGAATAGCATCTGAATAAAAGTTATCTAATGTATCTACGTATATCTTCCCATAATTAACATCGCCATAATCATCTATATAATACGCAGTAAGATTGAACATTTTAAACAAGCCAGTCAGAAAGTCTATAACCTTCATTTTAGGGAAGACCTGACTCATCAAAACCTCATTAACTATAGAGTTATTGTTAGACTCCCATTGATCAACCTCGACTGGATTTCTATCATTATCAAATGTAGAAAATTCAACTCTAGGTTTATTCGAGGCGTCAAAAACGATAGTCTCTGTAGAGGTGATAAGGAATTTAAAGTATCTTTTAGCTCTTATCTCCTCATCTATGTTTATTTGAACAGATAGATTGCCATCCCCCTGTCTAGATGATAAAACCTCGTTAGTTAGACTATTTACTATACTTATTGTGTATTGTTTGTCAATAGAAGAACTGTCTGGATAAACAAAGAACCTTACATTGTAACCCTCAACATATGATGTTTCTGGTAGGTCAGATATATCTACAGTCATAACATCGTCAGAAAAACTTGTATTACCATAGTTACCTGGTAAAGCCACAAAGTCATCTAATGTGGAGGTTAACTGTTCCCCTTCTATATCATATTCAAATAAATCTCCCTTGTTTCTATGTAACCACATATATAGCCCATAGTAATTAGTTGTATCGTCCCCAATAAATGCTTCAGAGTCAAAGAATGTTTTTCTATCAGTTCCGTCAGATTTTCTTATTGATCTGGTGAATTGAATATCATATTGACTCTCTATAGCCTCAATTAAATTTATCAGTCTTATTGCAGGTTTTAAATCCGTATATTCAAGACCTCTAAAATCCTGCTTTGAAACTGATGGATTGTGATAAATATTACCTGATGAATCGAAAAAATCACTTGAAACTGGATCATCTGAATTATAGAATAACCTTTTTTCGGTTGTTATTAGTGGGTATATTATGGAGTCTGGCTTAGATACTGTATCTACAGTAAAATCTAAACCATTTATGAATCCATCCCTAACTGTGACCTCATCATATTCGTGATCAAAATTGCTTAGGTAAGATAAATCAGTTAACTCATCATCCCCTAACATATCTTTTAATGAAACAGTATTACCATAGAATATAAGCTCGTAAGAATAAGCCTTATTCATTTTCATCTTAACACTATTAAGATAGATTTTTCCTAACTTGAAAGGTGTGTAATTTATTTGTATTTCAGCAGACTTTTTGACTCTATTATCAAAAGCACCACCAGTTATATGGTAGTTGTAGTAGTGTCTAAATATTTTATTATTCGTCTTAGATGCAGGTACAGTAAAGGTTTGTGAGTAATCAGTGAATACTTTACCGATATCTCTAACATCCTGAATCGTTGAGGTTAATTCTATGATTTCATCATCAAATAAATCAACTTGAACATCTTCAATATATAACTGAACTTTCTGCATTATCTAATAAGGTTTATCTCTGTGTAAGCGTATTCAAATTCTACCGTAAAGTTTATTAGCTTTTCATTTAATGATGTTTTGTATTGAAGTGACTTTGTTGTTGGTATTATTGGATAAGAGACCCCATCCTCTTCTATCCAAGCTTGATCCGTCATAATAAGTTCTTGAATAACTTGATTAAACCCTTCATCAACAAATCCAGTGTTCATCTTTATTCTTTTACCTGCCTCAACATTAAATATATTCTTAGAGGGTTTGTTTAGTGAATAATATAAAGAAGACTCCCTTCTTTCAACTGTATTCACGTAGTAAGAATCTTTTGTTACGTCAACATATTCATCCCTTCTTTTGAAGAAGTATATTGGTTGCACTACACCAAATTTGTTTAAGAATGAAACCTTGTAAGGAGTCTGTTTGCATTCCTCTATATATTTTACATATACAACTTCTTCATTACCATTAACATCAGTAATCACAACTCTATCTGGTGAACCCTGTGCGACTATGCCTCCTACTGTAGAACTACTAGATTGATTTAAAATCTGAGTCATATCCGCTGTATATAAAGTAGAATCAGCTCTTATAGATGTTGTGTCTACTGTCAAAGGTGTTACTGTGTTCCCTAGTGTAATTGTACTTAATAATGTCGATCCACTATAATACTTAACCTGAAAAGTTCCATTTCCCCCATTACCTACAAAGACTGGAATATAAGGGTTATCACCACTCTTAACATACATTGTCTTATTCGATTGCAGTAAACCATAACTTAATTGTGGATTAATACCATCCTCAAAATATCCATAACCATCAAAAGCTATACCACTACCATTTACAACCTCTTGACTTTCATCTGATAAGGTTTTGGTGATCTCCCATTCCACCCAAGCAGTCTGTTCTATTGTAGAATAATCACCATCAAAGTATATCTTTATGTAGTCTTGTATAAGTTCACCTATTTCAAATATAATTTTAGTCTCAGTAGATAATCTTGTTTTGGTTATAATATAATCAGGATTAGAAGAATCCTTATCTCCAAAATTACCTCTGTAAACCCATAATTTTAGTTGCGCACTATCTGTTGTTGCCATAATTTATATATATTTAAGGGCAAACTATACTAAACCCTAAGTCGTTTATTGCTTGAATGATGTAATCTCTATAATAGTTTGGGTGAGTTGAATATGACTTACCATCTTCAAGGTCATAATAGAACTTAACCTGTTGGTTAAAGTCTTTAAGCCCAAAACTTCCGCTATATTGACCATAATCATTCTCAACCGCTTGCATCATATCTTTAAAAGCAGACTCATAGAATTCTACTTGGAATATTATTGGTGTTATATATTCTATTGGATTACTTGATAGAACGTTTCTTAAATTTGTTATGTCACTATCATAAGTTGGTTTTCTAAACCCAGCATCAAAGGTTGAATAATGATAAACAACCTTAGCTTCATCTTGGAATATTAAATTAATAACATTAGTTGCTCCTGCAATAGTAGGTAATGTTGCTGCAATTTTAAATGTTCTTTCATCACTAAAATTCCTAGTTCTAACATAAGTGTCATATCTATCAGGATCGTTATCATAATATTGAACCAAACAATCTTTTAAGTTGTTTTCGACCATCGACTGAAGGGGTGATAATGTTGACACCATTGACCCAGAAGAATCAAACCAAATGTTTATCTCTGTATTTCTCTCTATAACTACAGCTTGAGGCTGAGGACAATTAAACACTAAGGAATAGTCATCATTAGCTAAAGGAGCTATAGCTTTAACCGTAACCAATTCAGGAGTAACTGAGGTTTTATTAAATGTAAGGGTTGTAGTTTTATTGGAAGGGTCTCCTGTGTTTATTTCAGACTGCTGAACACCTGCTAATAACAATTCTTGATCATACTGATCAAATCCAATAAATCCAGTGTTAACTTGCTCCACACCATCCCATTCAACTATAAATTTAACTGGTACATCATTACCAGTAACATCTATAGTCATTGTACCTGTTTCAGACGTAGAAACTTCGTAGATGGTATTCCCAACATCTATACCTGTGTTATATGTGTCACCACATTGAACTTGAATTGTTTTTGTAGGGCTTGTTGGAGGTGGTATATCACCTATATCAGCTTCTAGGTAAAATGGACTCCTTGCATTTATTTTTATCATTACTTACATCCTTTATAATATAACTCTGTTTTGGTAAAGTGTAACCTTAACTCTTCTTAGCGTTAGGGGTAGACTCGTCAACTCTCTCGTTTATGTCCCTCACATAAGCATTAGCTAGGTCTATAGTTAACTTGGGTTCAATCTTTTCTATTGCAATATCTATAAATCTTACTGGTAAAATACCTTTCTGAGCTATAGATCGACCTATCAGGTATGCTAATTGACTCAGTGCTGATGGTTTAGTAGACTCAAATGTTTTAGGTTGAATATTATTCCTTATTATCCAATCTTTTATTTTATCTACTGGGGGAAACTTACCTGCTGTACGACCTTGATTAACATTTACCCCATATTCATTCATATAGATACCAAAACCATCCTTACCCCTTAGTTTTCTACCTTCAATACTTTTACTTAAACGACTATTAGGTTTGTTTAGCTGACGTTTCATTTCCTCAGCTACAATCTTCTTATAGTTTTCTAGTACCTTCCCTGAATATTTGTAATTATATTTAGCAGCCATTAGCAAATGGTGTGTTCGTTATTAGGCATCTCTATATTAATGGTCGCTGCCCAACCTGCTAATTGATTTTCAAAGTTATCTATGAATGGTGAGGCTGTAATATCAGTTGTTATTTGCAAGTTATCCTCAAATAACCCACCCCTACGTAGCTCTTGTTGTATATCGTTTATGACTTGCAGTTGAGTGTTTAGTATGTCCTGTAAGTTATCATTACCATAAACAAGGTCTTCATCGGTCAATTCCTTGTTTTTATCTACGATATCTAAGCAGAATAGCTGTACGGTTGCATTAATTATATGAGGTGAGAATGTAACTTCCCCCATTGATATATGGGATAGGGGATAGATTGTTGTTTTATCCAAATCAACCTCTAATATATCACCAAAAGTTACAGTATTGGTAATCCCATTTTCCTTGAGCTTTGTTTTTAATTTGTCTATTACGGTATATACTTGCCTCATTTCATTTTTTGTTTTATCATTTTAGCTTCTAGATCATTCTTTTCCTTCTCAAATTCTAACCAAGTCAAACATTCGGAAGCGGATAATTTCGCAATTTCTTTAAACTTTGTGATATCTCCTTTAGCGATTGCATATATTGATTGATACCAACCCCATTTTTTTCCAAAAGCTCCATTACTTCCTGATTCTTCATCGAATCCTCCTGCAAAGAGTTCAGTAAATAATCCGATAAAACGTTCCCTAAACGATAAAAAAAAACAACCGCACCTAGAGCTACGTTCACTGGGGCATCCTCCATAACCTCAGCATACTTATCCGAACCTTCATAATCCTCTATCAAGTATAAATCCCCTTTCTGGAATGTTATTGGTCTATATAGAACAGCCATAGCTTTATGAATCTGTTGCCAATCACCTATGTAATTATCTAAATCTACAAACTCACCTAAAGTAATATCGTCTAACTTAGGTATGAATCCAAACTTAACAGAGTTGCCTTGAGGGTCTGTCATTGTAAAGTCTCTCTGTAGAGGTGTGTCCTCCTTAAATATACTTATAATGTGGCTTATGATGAATGAAAATTCTGCTAGAGGTAACTTATATGCCTCCTTCATTGTAACTCCACAAAATATCTCTAATACTTTTAAGTTCATAAACTCCTTATCTTCAGCATCTTCATTCCCCTCCATAACTTTCAGGTACTTCTGATATTGTTTTAGTGGTATAGCGGACAGTTCTTGCGGTACTTCTAAAGTAAACTTTTGACTCATACATATATAACCCCTAATAACCATTTCTGTACTAAATATCAAAATAAAACAATTTGTAAAAAGTCAGTTATTCTTATAGATAATCACATAGACCACCACAAGTGGGCTTATAGTTTCATACAAAACATTAGATTATCACAACGTTTTTAGTCAGGCTAAGGGTAATTATATTCTTTTCTCAAATAACCCCTTGTTATTTAAAATACTTTTATTATATTTGATACAGAATATGTAACCATCCAAAGTTTATATTCTTAATATTTGTTTCATAGTTTTTAAGTTTAAGTTAGGACACCCTCTGTTTTTCGCTCTTCAGGGGGTTTTCCTTTTAATACCCTTTGAATTTATTAAACCTGATACCTCAACCTCCTGCGCATTCGTTTTACGTTGATTTTCTGAAACCGCATACCTCAACCCCACCGATCTTCATTTTACGTTTGTTTATACAATAGTTGTAGATACAACAGTTAAAATAATGGCTTTAAATAAGAGCTTCTAAGGGCTTATCTATGTTTAAGTGGTATAAAGGTATCCTGGAAGGGCTTAAAGTGGCTGTAAGGGCTTGAAACGAAGGCAGGGCGGTATACTCAACAAATAATTTACTTTCATTTCCAATACATTACTAAAATATAGGTGCAAAAAATTACCCCCTAGAAAATTAATCCTAGAGGGTAAACAAACAAAAACCAAATTGAAAAAAGTGCTGTTATTCTTTAGTGTTTAGTTTGTCGAACTGTTCAAATGATATCCTTTTGCTAAACCCGTTTTGGTTTGATATAAAGTACTTATTGTCAAGTTCAACGGTATAGAAATGCTGTGTAAGTTTTTTAATATACTTCATTCTCTTTTTCTTTATAATTATTGTAAGCATTCCCAAAAGCTGTAATACAAAATAAGGGGAATTCACAAAGGGGATCTTTTACTTTATCAATAGTCTCTTCAATATGTTTGTCAAAATTACTATAAAGCTCATCTTTGTAAACTTCAAAGAATTTGTAGAATTCATAACAAACGGCCCAAACATTTTCGGGGGTTTGGTTAAACTCTTTTTTATTCCCTTCATTTAATAAAGCCTTTATTAAATTAATATTGTCTAATTTTATTTGATCTTTCATTTTAGTATTTATTTGTGGTTCCTATTTTGTTATATCTGTTATCTTGAGAAAGGAATAGTTTTTCGTTTTTACTTTCCCTTTTATCTTTAATATAGTTTACATATTCTTTGTCAATTATTATTTCCATCTTATTAGTTTTTAATTAGTGAAAGATTAAACCTACTTTATTTGTAGGGTTGTACCATTTAGTAGCAAATAAGTCTATCTTAGATGCGTTTTTGTAACCTAGTTTATTAAGGCTATCAATAGAATTAAAAATTTTAGTGTGCCTATCCTTTGCCTTATTAATTAGGTTTACTTGCTTACCCGAATCACTAAAGATGAAATCGAAATTGCTGGGGATCTCCTGGAGCTCCTTGATAAACTTAATGGAATTAGTATAGGAATAAAATTTAACTTTTGGGTTTTCCTTTGCAATAGTCAACCACTTATTTAAATAAGTCTTACTATAATAATCTCCGCTATCGTGCACTCTAATGAAATCGGGTTTTTTCTTTTGTATCTCTTTATTCATTAACTGAACAAAATCATTTTGCTTTGTTAATTGGTACTTTTTCTCCATTCCATTACGCACACTAGGGAAACGTTTATAGTTACCCTTTTGAGCATAACAGAATTTTATACATTTATCCGCAAAGGGACAAGTAACTTTACCCGTTTGACTTTTATAAGCGGGGATAGAGAAATTGAATACTTTCTTTTTTAGAAAGTTTCCCGTCTCTTTTATTTTGGTATTTTGTGTTAATAGATTCATTTGTTTTCGTTTTTAGTTTTCTTTATAGTAATCCTCCTCAAGGTTGAATTTATGTAGCTTTTCTTCAAGTTCCTCAAGGCTTTCACTTTCGTAATAGGTTCGGTCTAATATTAGGGCAAATTTACCATTTTTCCATTGTTCAATGTATCCTCCGAATTCGTCTCCGTGGAATTTCTCCCAATCAAACCCCCATTTTTTTTGGGGGTTAATACAATCATCAATTGAATGTTTACCGTAATAAATTATAAAAGAAGTCACGTCCTCCTCTCCCGTGTCATAAACCCATTTAACAAATTTTTGATAAGTTGCTATTTGTCTATTTTTTCTTAATTGCTGTAAATTCATCTTGAAAGGGTTTTATTAATTCTGTCTATTTCTTCAATGCTTTCATCAATTATTAAGTCATTGATAAAATATTTTTGATTCTTAATCTTTACCCATATTAAGGAATTCAAGTTAAGAAATCTTTTAGCCTTGTTTATATCGTCAACTTTGCGAGAAAGTGCAACATCTAGAACGGGTAGTAAGCCTTTGCTAATAGGGTTAAAATTTAGCCCTATTCCTTTATTTCCTTTTGTTACATTGGTTCGAGCATTGATAATTCTTCTAGAACCGTCTTTTTTGATAAATTCAGCGGTGAAGATTTTACCGCTAGTCATTTCATTAAGTAAATTTTGATAAGTCATTTTGATAGTTTTTATATGTTAATTAAAATAGCTCTTAGTATTTGCCCAATAATATAAAGTAAAAATAAGGAGCAAAAAATTGTAGTAAAATAGTTAAGTAGTTTTAATAGTTTCATTTTGTTAGTTTTTAATGTTCTGTACAAACATACAAAATAATTAACAAAAACCGTTAATAATTATAAAAATATTTTTTCCTATATAATTAAGGAACGCACACGAATACATAAAACTTTTTTATTGTGCAACTGTAAACACAGTTTTTTTTAGTTCAATAGTTTTGAAAGTTTGTTAAATGAAAACAGTGAAAAATATCAACCTTAATTGTATAAACAATAATTGTAGTAACAACAATTGTAGGTACAACAGTTGTAGGTACAACAGTGAGAACCGAACCTACTATGTTTAACGATACCTACTATGTTTAAGAACCTACTATGTTTAAGAGGATTATTTTACAAATAATAACCTACTATGTTTAAGAATCTACAAAATTTTATTTCCCTTCGATAAATTTTCTT